CGTCGGCTGGTTGTTCGCCGTGCCTTGCGTGGCATGAAACCCGTTGCCGCTCAGGTCGTTCACTTGCGAAACGGTGGAACCGTTGAATGTGAGCGATGACGTATTGGCAACGTCTAGCCACAGCTTCAGCCCGCTGATGCTCTTCGGGTTGAAGCCGCTGGCTCGCGGCCGCAGGAGTCTGGGCGACTGTGGCATCTCAGCCCTTTGCCATGACGGTCATCGCGCAGGTGGTGGCGCCAGCAACGACGGGCACCACGTAGTTCGATGAGAAACACGCATCCGGCACTGGGTGAATGCCGATGGTCAGGGCGGTGGTCACGGCCGAGCCGTCCGCGTAGACCTGGCGCGGGGTGACGGCGGGGTCCACGGTGCCGTACCAGTTGATCAGCGTGGCGCCATTGGTATTGGCAACCATGACGCAAGCGCCGCCAAAGCGACCGAAGGGAAACATCCCAGAGGTGGTTGCCGCCGACGAGTTGGCGGTGACAACCATGCCGGGGGAGAAGTGACGAGCAATCTCATTCATCGGTTCTTGACCCTGTATGCGTGTTTCTCAATGACCTTTTCGCGGAGTTCGGAAGTCTTGGCGCCCGGGTTTTTTTTCTTTTCCCGGCGCACCAAGTCTTTGACGATGGATTCGTTGATCAGCTTTCGTTGCGGGGCGGATGGGCCGGGGTCGTAGTTCACGCTCCCGGTCACCATCATCCGGCGTTCCTTGGCGACGTTCAGAACGTCATCGTTGGATGACACCCAAGCCTTGGGGTCGCGCCAGCCGCGGTGATCTGCGATGCCGCCGCAGTAGTACTTGCCAGAGATGTTGATGCCGGCCTGACGAGCCTCGTCCGACACGTACTTGGCCTGCCTCGCAGGCATGGCGTCCAGCTGCTGGTTGTTCATCCGGCCTTCCATGAAGGCTCGGTCAGTCCCTTGGGTCCCCGGGGGGCACTGCAAAGCGGCCATTTCCGCAAAGCGTGGCGTCTGGCCGTCCTCAATCATCCGGCGGTAATGAGCCTGGACTGCGGACGAGGCGTTGGCGATATCGAACGGAAGGTCCATATAGAACTACTGTCCCGGGGGCTGTGGGGGAGGGCCGTCTTGCGGGGGTCCTTGCTGCGGCGGAGCGCCCGGGGGAGGGCCTGGCGGTGGAGGGGGCGGAGGAGGGATGGCAAAGTCAGCCACATCCATCTGGTTGACCTCGCCCCACTTGGCCATGAGCTGGTTGAATAGCTCTGGCTTGCCCGCCTGCAGCATGCCCTGCGCTACTGGCATCATCACCTGCATGAGGTTGTTCATGTTCTCGGTCTTGGTGGCGATGTTGGGCTTCCGTGCCGAGCCGGCCTCAACGCGGTAGTCGTACTCGCGGACAATGGCGTCGGGGTCTTCTTGGCGAACGTGCATGTCCCACGCCTGCGCAGCCATGGGACCCATCAGCGGCGCAACGTCCTGCGGCTCAATCAGCCATCGGGCAAGGAGCGATTCTTTCCTGGCCACATCCGACAGAGCGTCTTCCAACGTGTTTGCGTAATCGTCAGGCCTCACCGAGATTTGCTCGGCCTTCACGTTGGCCTCTGCGGCTGACCGGAACTGATTTCTGGTCATGCCGTAAATTAGCTCGGTCAACCCGACGCGACGGTCGAATAACGCCGTGACCTCCGCGATGATTCGGTACATGTCCTCGGTCACGCCCGGGAGGTTAAAAACCGAGATCACATCGTTGACCGACCGGCCGATGCCTTCGGATATCTCAACGATCTTGAATCCGCCCTCGGCCTTCTCCAGCAGCTTGCTCTTGAGATTCTCGTCCGCGGCCTTGGCGACACCGATGAGAACCTGACTGGACGCCGCGATGCGGGTGGCCAAGAAGGACATCGCCCAATTAATGAATCGCAATTCCCCAATTCCAGGCCGGATCAAGGAGATGGGCCAGGAGTATCCAGGCTTGCCATGCCAAGCCAAAAGCGTGAACGGCCATCCGCCCGGCTCGGCCCAGAACGGGATGGGCCACTGAGTGTTGACGAACAACTGCTGCGGAATGCCAGTCTCGTCCACTTCCTCTTGGAGCATCTTGGGCGGGCAGTTCAACGGGAAGTCCACGCCCTCCGCAACGACGATGTAGCAGTTGGGTCCCATAGACTCAAACTTGCCACGGAGGTCTTTGTCGGAGTCCTTGAGCCTGTCCCCGAAACCGATCTTGGAGTAAATCTCCCAGTAGCAAATCAGGTCGGCCGTTTTGCCGGCTCGCTGCTGTTGCTTGTAGCCACGCTGGTCTTCGTTGACTCGCGAGGTGTACGACTCTGAGTGACCCTTGAGGTCTTCAACAGACAGGCCAAACTTTGCGGCCACCTCATCCACGGGCTGCACACGCTTGCGAGCCGCCCAGCGGATGTCTTCAAACTCGTCGGCATCGGGGTCCCAGACGAGGTTGTCGATGGAGTCGAAGAACGATCCGGCCATCTTCACATTCGACCCGGGCGGTTGGTACAGCTCATGCCACCACACGCCGGCACCCTTAATGAACGCCTCTTCAACCACCTTTCGGGAATGGCGCTTGAGGTCCAGTTCGTTGGGGGTGTAGTTGAGGTAGTCTTCCAAGAGCTTGGAGACAACCTTTCGGCGCTCGTAGGCAAACTGCTGCTGCTGCATGCCTTGCTGGTAGGCCATGATGCCGGGGTCTGGCATCATTACCGGCTGGCCGTCCGGACCAATCACTGGGCCTTGCGGACCCATTTGGGGAACCGGGGGCTGTGGGAAAATCCCCAAGAGCTGCGGCCCAATGATGGGGAACTGCCGCGGACTGACCACCCGATTGGGGTTGCGATGGTGGATGACCGCCGAGAACAAGCGGACGGCCTCCCACACGCGGTTGACAGTCATCCGAAACGCGGGAGGGTCGATGCCGCGGTTGTAGCCCCGCTCGCCCATGGCATAGGTGTTTTCCCACATCATCGACGGGTCGCTTGCGTAGAAGCCCATCGCTTCCTTCGCATCGTCCGTGAATGGCTTCTTGTGGGTTTCCGCCAAACCGATGAGCTTTAGCCAGCCCTTGGCAATCGGCGCAAGCGGGTTGTCATTGCTCATCCAGCGTCTCCCTACTGTCTATTGCCCGTTTCACGCCTTTTTGGGGGCGACGGCGTTCAGCCGCTTTTCCAGCATGGAAACACGCTCAGAAAGGACCGCCACCCGCGGATCAGCCGGCAGGGCATCCCATACGCCGGTTTCCTTCCAGGCCGCGAATTCAGCCAAGCCGGGATCGTCTCGGTGGTGGACTGAGGTCTTCTCCACACCCCCATAACCAGGAACAACAGCCCAGAGGGTCAGGGTCCTGGCAGAGGTCTGCGTGACGAATGCCATCACCGGATCAGCGCCCTCATGGGCGTAGAACCGGACGAGATCACCGAGCTTGGTTTCGGGCATTGAGTAGTCGCTCATCGCTTATTTCCTTGGGGGCCAAGAATCACGCAAGAGCCTTCGGACTCCCGCTTTCGTCGCTTGCGATCCAGGTAATCAACCCACCACGGCGCCGGGCCGTAGGTCTTGGGTGGCTTGTGGTATCTCGGCTCGTTGGCGCAGAGGTACTCTAAAACCTGACACGCATGCACCTCGCCGCGAGTTTGCGGTTCGTCGGTGACATAGACCTGACCGTTGACCGTGGTGGTCTTCTTTCTGTATCGCTTGATCTCGCGCATCAGATTGGGGCATGCACCCTCCAAGAACTTGAGCTTGGTGGTGCCGTCGCCTCGGATGTGGAGCGCCTGCCTGACCAAGGCCGTGCGGGCCTGGATGTCATCTGATCCGGGAATGAATTGCGTGTTCGTCAGCTGGAAGCGGAACTTGCGCTTCTTGAGTTCCTCGGAGTACAGCTCATGCGGCAGCCTGCCTGAGCCAAGGTCACGCAACGCACCGCCGTGCATATCCATGATCCCGGTGTAGATGTTCTGCTCAATGGCCTTGGAACAGAACTGCTCGCCCCAGATCAGCGCGTTGCAGTTGCGGATGTACAGCTCGTCATAGATAAGCCAGAACCTCTCGTCCGGAGGGACGGCAAGGAACAACGTCGCCATCACCGCATGGCCAGGATCGATCCCCACATACCGGGTCCAGTCTGCGGGGATTTGCCCATCGGGGAGTTCCGACCGCGACAGCATGTGGACCGACGCATTGAAGGTCGGATACATGAGCGTGGATTCAGTGGTGAACTCGCCCTCGGCACGCATGCGGAGTTCGTCCATGCCGAGAGCCGACCAGCGTTCGATGTTCTTCTTCTTCTCGTCCGAGTCGATATGCGCGTTGTCCAAAAAGCGCAGGACGAATTTCCTGATGATCGGGTCTTTGACGCCATCCTCCTCCGCCTTGTCGGCTCGGTCGCACAGCCCAAGGAGAGCGTCATTCTTGGACCACGGCATGGCCGACCAGACGAAGCGCCCCTTGCGATCCGACAGCCGGGCCTGCATCTCACCGACCCACCGCTCCGAAGAAATATCCTCGTCGATGTGGACCAAATCGGCTTGAAAACCTTGGGGCGGTTCGCCCTCAGAGGAGAAGCAGTAGATGGTCCATCCGTTGGTTAACTCAGCCTTGTTGAGGTAGCCGGCGTTCTTCTGGACCCAAGACATGTCCTTGATCATTCTCGGGGGAATGAGCGGCGGCGCGGGCTTGGATTCTTTCTTCCGCGCCTCATCGGTGTTGGGGTTGAACGCTCGCCACTTGCCGGTGACCTCGTCTCGGATGATCCGAAATGCCCCGGCCTTGAACAGCATTGGGTAGACCACCATGCCAATGTGGGTCCACCCCTTGCCGATGATCACCAAGTTCCCGCCTTCCTTGGGATACTTGCCGTATGGGTCCTGCCCGGTGGCGGCGCGAGCGTCTTCGATGAACGTACACGCCGATTTTCCGCTGCGGTTTCCTCCGATTACCAATCGCTCGCTCGCAGTGCAGGCGTGAAACTCTTCCTGCTTTGGCATGGGCACCCACAGACGAAGAGCCTCAAGGCGACGTTCAGCCAGTTCGGCTTGAACGTCCTTCATCTGCGAAAGAGCGTGTTGCGTTAGCCCGCCGATGGGACCGTCAGGCGTCGGCGGAGGAGGTATCTTCGGGTGCTTTCGCACTCCATTCACCGCAGACGTTATGGGATTCAATCACGGGGAATGCGCAAGTACTTTGGTCAGCCCACGCTGGGGGGAACCTCTTGCACAGCCCGATGTTCAGTTGCTGGTGTTCCGGGATCGTCTGGAACCACCAACGGCAATCCTGGCACTGCATCAACCACCTCTACCTTCTGGATGTAACTCAACCCATCCCCAGTTCTTGCCGGCATGGATCAGCGAGATGGCGGTCTGGGTGACGCCGAACCATCTCGCCAGAAATCCGCATGGGCCACCGCGCTGCCCTCTCATCGGAGGATTCCTCTTTAGGAACTTCTTGATCAGCCTGGCCTCCAGCTCAGTTAGCTTGGAGTTGCTGCTTTTTTCGCCCCGCACGGATCTGCCCTTGGCCACCTTGTCCGACATATTGTCGGCTGAAGTTCCCAAGAATAGGTGCTGCGGATTGACGCAGGCCGGATTGTCGCAGTGGTGGCAGACAAGCATGCCATTGGGTATGGCGCCAACAAACTCTGAATACGACACGCGGTGAGCGTATCGCGTCTTGCCCTTGTAGCTGATCGCGCCGTAGCCGGTGTCAAAGCGGGCCGCTGTCCATTCCCAGCATCCGCTGCTACGGACGGCAACCTTACTCGCAAGTCTTTCTTTAGCTGATTGTCGCATCAAAATCTCACTGCTCTTGCTGGGAAGCGGTTGGCTCTGCGGCCGGCGTCGGCAGAAGTGCGGGCGCCGCATCGACAACCTCAACCCTCTGAATGGTCATTGCGGCCTCCAGCACCTGACGCCTGAGTTCTGCCTCAAGCTCTTCCTCGCTCATAAGCTCTAGTGGCTTCTTAGCCCCCCCCATGGCAGTGTTGCCCGTCACAAGCCGCACAACCGAATCCAGCATTTTGGTGCGAAACGCTCCTCCGACAGGCGCGTCGAAGTACTGCTTGAGAAATGCGTTGGCAAACCCACGCACGCCGCCGAAGTACTCCATGAGGACTTCCAGCAGCTCGGACGAGTGGGGGATGTTTGCCCCGCCAATCCGTGCCGATGAGACGAAGAGGTCCACTGCCCCCTTCTCAATCTCGGCCAGCTTCTTGTTCTGCTTCTTCTGGCGAGACGATCTGCCCTGCTTGTTCCGGCACTTGCGGCACCGGGAGTGAAGACCGTCCTTGGACTTGTGGAAGTTCGCCGTGGTGGCGGGATAAGAAGTCCCGCACTCTACGCAAGCCTTGTAGTCAGACACTTGCCGGCAGGCGTCTCAGGATGTCCTGGGGAGCCTTGAGGTCAACGAGCTTGACCGACGAGTCCACGTTGGCCTCAAAGGACTGCCGCATCTTCTGGGCCACTTGGCTGGCGTCGATGAATTGTGGCTTGCCAACACACTTGGGCTTCCAGTGACCAGCCCAAGCGTCCCAGTTGCAGTAGACCGGGTTGTAGCCCAGCTTCTGTGTTCCAACGAGGGAGAGGTCGCGGGTCTGCGTCACATCTTCAGTGGAGGCCTTCTCGGCGCAGAACATGTCCTTCCACTCGTAATAGAACCACGGCTTGTCTTCGGGCGTCTTGGGTTCGGTAAGTTCAAACGCCCGCATGTCGTACATGATCAGGCCGGTCGGGAGCGCGGCACACTCTTGGATGCCGGCCAGCTTCACGGCGGTGTGCCGGTCGTACATCTCCAGCTGGAAGTCCGGATTGGGATTCTCGGACTGCATGTGCTGCCACCGGAACACATAGACGCACTCCACTGGCGGAGGCCCGCAGTAAGGGGCGCCGATAACGCATGGACCCTTGGCGTAGTGATCCACCAAGAAATCGAAGGACGAGGTAAAGAACGGCTTGGCCGAATCGTCTTGGCCGATCAAGATGTCGGGCTTCATGTCCGAATCCACCATCACCAGAACGTCAACGTCGTTCTGCCGGGCCATGAGAACAGCTCGGTTTCTGGTCATGGTGATTGGCGTGTCGGAGAGGTTCCAGACGCGGATGGTGCCGATCCGCTCGTCTTGGGAGGCATTGGTGACGAGCGGGATCATCCACTCGCGCACATCGGGCACTTCAGAGGAGATGCCGCCGTTGCCGCCGTAAGAGAAAGTGCAGATACCTACGTTGA